TCGTGTTTGTTTTGAGTTTCGGGAAAACGACGGCACAAGCCCATAACCTGGGCCTGCGTAAAGAAACGGCAGGATTTGCAACGGACATCGCTCATAGGATGCCCGTTGTTTTATTGACAATCACTTTTTCTGGTAAGACGAACGGTCGTGCGTATAGCACACGCCCTTAGAACGGCCACCGTTGAATTCTTTGTTGCTGCCGGTGCCGTCAGCCATGCCCATCCCTACGCCGTTCACAATCTTGCCACGGCGCTCACCCGACGAATCCGAAGCGGACGCGCCAGCAGGCGGCTTAGTGCCGGAACCGTAGCCCTTCGGAGTCATTTCTGCGTTGTCTTTCATGATAGTCCTTTCAGTCAAGGAATTTGAGTTTGTACAGCGTCGAATCGATCAATTCTGAGATTTCGTCAATGATATTCTGAATTTCACTGTCTTGGGGTAAATGTTCCCGTGCTTCGTCAACAAATTTCTGCATTTGTTTGAGATAAGCGATTGGGTCTTTGCCTGCGTGGAAATCATCGGGATATTTTTTGATCTTGCTATACCGCCCCTGATAAGCCTCGGCAAAGTTATCGGTCAGCTCGATGATCTCCTCGTAATAACGCCCCAGCGCCTTGTGCGCCGAGTAGGAATCCGTGGATAAGTGCATAAAATGCGCCACCGTGCTGCTGTGAAATAGCGTAGCTATAAATTCTGCGGCTTCTTCGTCCATGTCAGCCCTAAAAAAAGACCGGAGTTAGCGACCTCCGGTCAAAGCAGCGTCCCAACTAGAGGAGCGAAAAGAGACGCTGCCATTCTGTGTCATTAGGCACGGGTACGTCAACTGGCCATAATCCCGCGTCCACCAAGTTCTCAACCGTCTTACGATGCGCCAGCCACCAAGCTTGCTGCCGTTCTTTGCGCGACCATTTGTTGCCCTGATCGATGTCAAAGTGGCACGACGCACACAGCGCCGCGATTAAATTGTCATCCGACTTAATTGACCGGCCCTTGCCGCCGCCCCAGTTAGTGTGCGCTGCTTGCACAAAATCATACGACCCGCAGAGCTGACATTCTAGCGTAGCCACCAACCGCAATAGCTTCTGGCTGCGCACATATTTGCGTTTAGGAATACTGATAACGGTCATTTTTATCGTGGTTTTTGTAAATGCTTTCCGATCTGCGGTCTAAGCAAGCGGCGCATATCCAGCGTTTTGTGTTCCTAAAAGTCCTCATTTCGCCTGTCGCTTCCTCGCGGTGCGCTTGGCAGCTTGTGCAAAACCGGCGCTTCGGTTCAGCTTCCATTTTTCTTATGCTCACGGTCAAAATAGCCGTTTTCAGCCTCCAGCACCCGAAGATCATTAGCTGCATCCGATACGCCGTGCCAATCACATCGACTGACCATCAATTCCAAATACCTGATCAGCGTTTGGCGATGCATTCTAAATAATTCCTGATCTGCAAATTCTTCATTAGTCATGGCGCACCCCTTTCGCGGATAGCGAACGCGCAATATATTTGCCCTGCACCAGGCCCTGCTGATTCACACACCTTTGCACACGCCTCGCGTTCTGCTGCTGCGACTAGCTCTGCAAACTTTAGCTGGGCTTTTACAAAATCTGAATCACGCGAATTGCTAAAGCCCCAACCCGCTTCTTGCGCCATGCGGATAATGTCATCTGTAGTCATAAATTCCTCTGCCGAATCATGTCGGCTAGCTCTACTGGCTGTGCTGCGCGGCTAGCTTCCTCGCATAGCTTGGCGCACTCTGCGCGTTCTTGTTTTATCGCCCAGCGCACCGCATCGCGGGTATCGCTGTGCAGCATGATGGCCGACTTTAGGATTTCGTCGGTATTCATACGCGAAGCATTAAACCTAAGACTTTCGATAAAAATGATTCGCGGCGTTGCTGGATGCCCAACAAAACAGCCTGCATAAACTGTTCTTCTTTGCTGAAAAAGCTGGGCCGGTAGCACGGTGTGTAATGCGACCCGATCTTGATAGGTTCCTCTTTGATAAATTTCCCATCTCGTAACATCGTCACCTCCATTCAATGCCTTTTTGCGCTGCCCACGCATCCAGCCATTCAATAAACTCGCCAGCATCCTCTACGGAAAACTTGGCGCTCTGAAGCCCTAATTGAACTACTCGATGCCCGTCTAAGCTCGGCACCACCGACCCGATCCGGCGGTTAGTGTCCGCAGCCCACTGGTCAATTAATAATCGCTTCCAATCCTCTGGCGTCCAGCTCGACCCCGCTTCGCCCATTTGCTTGGCAATGTCGCCAATCATGGCGTGAAACTTGGCGTTCTGGTCAAGCGTCCGCGTCAGCGGTCTGATCTCAAGCGTAAATTCTTTTCCTGCTTCTAACGCTGGCTTTAACTTCGCCCACAAACTGCCCATTAAAACCTTGGCCTGCGTGGTTGAACGTAGCTCAACAATCATTTCAGCCCTATCAATTTCAACGCATCATTAACAGATTCTACGACCGCCAACGGTCCACCGTTCCAGTTGTAGTGCCAGATTACCTGCGCTGGGTTTAGCTTTTTTTCGCTTGGCGACGCTTCACCGTTTTTGATCTCGACCAGAAATGTTTGTTTCCTGAATCCGACCAGTAAATCCGGCACACCGCTACCGACCGTAGCCAAACTCTGAACCGTTGCACCAGCAGCCCTAAGTGCCTGGACAATATCTTCATGGTTTTTGTCTACTCTTGCTGCTCTGCGCATTCATGTCACCAATTAAAATTTCGACTGCCTTCTGCCCACGCTTAACGGCAATCTGGCGCTTTATATCTTCCCACCACGTTACCGCCGCTTTCGCGCCGTGTTCCTTTTTATGCAATTTGTACTGTGCTACCCAAAACTTTGCTTCTGTAATTCGCCGCCATTCCTCAGACCAAGTGTATTCATTCATTCGGGTCATCAAGCAACAGCACCGCCAACCAGCCAGCAATAAAAAAAATAAGGCCAGCGCCCATCAACCCACCTGCGACCAGCAAAATAATCTCAGCAAAGGTTACGTTCATCTTCTGCCCTCTGAATCAACATTTTGATTTCAGCCACCGACATACCAAACTTTTCGTGCATATCCAAAATTAACGCCGCCGATACCGCACAGGTGCCGTGCCGAAACTTTGAGATCATGCTAGGTGCGCAACCAATCTCACGCGCTAACTCACAATCGTTGACGCAATGCAACCTGTTGCGCAGATCGTCCATCAGCGCGTGCGGTGGTATTGGATTCTTTCTCATCGCTTTTCCTTATGTCGGTGCGTTTAACGCTGCCTTGGCCATCGACACCTGAACCGGCAAAAGAGATTTGTCGCCATGTTCGTGCCGTTCCATAATTTTCTTTGCCCATCGCTTATGGTCAATGTGGCTTGATTCTGACTTATGAACTTGCATCTTTGCAAGATATTTTTGTGCAACTTCAGCAGAAACCTTAACCGGCGGCAAAGAAACCACAGGTTTAGGTATTTCAGGCCATTGCGATTTTTCTAACTCATCACCGAGTGCGCTTTCCCACCGACCTTTAATTTGCGGGTAAGTTGCGTTTTTTATATCAAACGCACCAACGCGCACAGCAGCCCAAAAAATTGCCGGATGGCTCCATACCCCAACCTCGCCTCGATCTCGCGCCATAAGCCCGTTTAATGCCTCTGTGAAGGCTTTTTGAGCGTCTAGCTTTGGGCGGCAGAGATTGATGAACTGCGGCAGGCTCGGTGGCCATTCCAAAGTCATTAGCGCCTGTGCGCCTTTGGTAACTTCCTCGCGGCTAAGTTTGCCCAGCTCTTGCGACCAAAGTGCCTTGACCTGTTCTGGATCGGTGCCGCGCCACATATCGGCAAACTTGCTGCCATAAAGCGCAGCCATACGTTCAAAGAGCTTCTCAATCCAAGCGGTCGGTAGCGGTTCAGATGTCGATAATTGTGGTGTCATGGCTTTTCTTTCCGGTTAATCCTTCGATGATTTCACGGCGGCTGCGGTCTTTGGCGCTTTCGTAAACTTTTGGCTGGCCTTGAATCCAATCAGCCTTCAGCCCCTGGCTACCGCGCAGGCACCATTCCCGCAAAAACTGCTCCAGCGACCAGTTGAGTTTGGCAGCTTCGTCTTTTGCAGCCTTGATTACCGTTTCGGAAACAACGGCGTTTTTGCGTTTACGCAAAGCGATCCAATCGTCCCAAACCGTTTCATCGACATCGGTGGGGCGCAACGGAGTTGCGCTATTCCTTTTCCCTGTTCCCTTTCCCTGTTCCCTGTTCCTTTCCTTTCCAGAGGGTAGGGCTACCGGATCACTACCGTAGTCGTGCGGTATATCGCAAAATGCCTTGATTTTGCTAGGTGTTTTCTTGTTGATGACTTGATGCTTTTCAAAGTTGACAACTCGACCATAAGTCTTGCCATCAGACCCCGAAAAAAGCTCGATATAACCAATACCAGACAACTCCCGTAGTAGTTCGGTAGTAGTAATTTTTAATGTGCGAAGTGGGAAAACGTCGGATTCAACCAGCTTTGGATGAGCGTTAAAGTAGCCCTCATCATCGCTGTGGTTTAGCAGGCCGACCGCCAGCAAAGCAGCCTCGGCATTAATTGTTGACAGTTTTTCGTCGCGCCAAAACTCAGGCTTAATGGTTCTTATGCGTGCCATTTTTTGCCTCGTCATTTTTTGGATTTTCATGTCTTTCAATTAATCCATCAGCCCAAGCAAAAATCATTTCTTCGTGATAATCATCAACCATTCTGGCAATTTCCCACGCCATCGCAGGCGTTAAAATCACCATGACTGTTTGCCCCATCGTTAGATCGTATTGCTTAATTACCAAGCAACCGGCATCATTAATGAAGGCTTCACAACCTTCGATAGCCTGAAATTTCAACATCGCTTTTCCCCAAAAAAAAAGCCTTAGGCGAGACTCTCATCCGTGTGGATGTTGGCGGACTGGCAGGTACCAGCAGAGTCCCGTCTAAGGCTTACCTGTACACGCCGCCAAGCGTGGGTCAATCATACCTAATTTTTCCTCATTTGAACCAACTCGGCATCAATACTTGTAGCTGCCAAATCCGCTGCTGTGGCAGCTTTTCGCCCCACTGACTAATTGCCTGTCTGGTAACGCCTAGCAATCTGGCAAGTTCTGACGCGCTGCCAGCTAGATTGATTGCGGTTTTAGTATCCATGCGCGGATTTTAAGCCAGATTAAATTATTTTGCAAAGATAGCTTGACATGGGTGTAAAGCCAGCTTAATATTCACCCATGCCGTCAACGACGGTCTTTTTAAGGAGAGCAAAATGAACAAAGCTAAATTGATCGAATTGCTAGAAACAGGCGCGACTTTTAACTGGTTGGAGCAAAAGTTATTTCACCCAAGTTTCCGCAAAGGCTGGAGAAAAATGAAAACTAGCAACATTTCTTGGCAAGCTGTTGATCGTGAGCATGGAATTTTGGGAACAAAAAGACTTAAAAAAACAGAAAATGTTTATTCGTTTTAATCAATCAGCCGGGAGAAACCCCGGCGTATTAGGGGCAGCCATGTACACAGTTGAATACTACGACGATGCCGACCAGCGCCCAACTTGGTGCGTGGTCGAGTGGACTACGAGCGAAAACCAGAAAACCGGCAAGACCATAGAACGCTGCGGCACGCAGGCAGAAGCAGAATCCTTCGCCGTCGCTTATATGTTGATTGACCGCTTGACAGTAATGTAAACCTAGCTTAATATCTACCCATGCCCTCACGGGTCTTTTAAGGAGCTTTAAATGTTCATCGACTTCGTTATCCTCCCTTCCGATTTCAACGACACCACGATCACCTTCGTGGCCGAAACCACCGCAGCCAAAGCCCGTTTCGACGGCGCAATTAGCATCCAGGTGCGCAAAAGCGCGGCACCTATCGTCGCTGACCAGCTTGAGGCCGAAGGCTTCACAGTGAGGACAGCATGAACCGCGAACCTAGCGATCTTGTCCTAGCACTGGCGGCAGTCTGTATCGCCGCCGTTTTTTACGTCCTACTGTGGGTTGCAATGGCGATCTTCTAAATGGAACTGCTCAAGTCAACCGCGTTTGTCGTAGCCGTGCCGGTATTTGTAGCTGGATACCTAGCGGTCTGGACGCTCGGCCAAAAGCCAGTTGACCCACCAGTAATTGAGCAACCCATCGAAGAAAAGCCAGCAATGGTAGACGCAGCCGTAACCGTCGAACCCGCCTCAGTAGGGCAAGAAATAATGGTGCAGCCATGACACAACAACAATTTTATGAAACCGTACAGCGACAAGAGGAATATATGGAAACCACATTCAGCAAAGTAGCAGCAGCGTTTGTCAAAGCCCAGCGCGAATTCGGCCCTGCGCTTAAATCAGCCACCAACCCGCATTTCCGGTCACGCTACGCCGACCTGTCGGCCTGCGTCGAAGCGGTTATCGATGCCTTAAATAATCACGGCATTGCCATGACCCAGCGCACTAGTATGTGCAGCGACGGAATCATTATCGAAACCGTGTTTGTCCACGAAAGCGGCGAAATTATGTCCTGCGGCCAGCTCCACGTTCCGGCCAGCAAACATGACCCACAAGGCTACGGCTCGGCGTTGACCTATGCCCGTCGATACTCGCTGATGGCTGCGTGCGGCATTGCGCCCGAAGATGACGATGGCAACGCTGCCAGCCGCCGCAAACCGCTGCCAGACATTACCGACCACCTGTCAGCCATTGATGCCAGCGCCAACAGCGAGGAATTAGCGGTCGTATTTAAGGCAGCGATTGAGGCTTGTGGTGAGCATCAGGAATTGCAGGCTAAGGTAATCGCAGCAAAGAAAACCCGTGTCGAACGCGCTAAAAAGGAAAAAGCCCAATGAAAGCATTTCCATCAGCCACCGGGGCCGTAGGAATGGAACTACGCGATTACTTTGCAGCCAAAGCAATGCAGGGTTTATTAGCGTCTAACGTAAACGCATCTGTAGATTCGTTTGCTGAAAAAGCATACGAAATAGCGGACGCAATGATGAAAGCGAGGCAACAAAATGGATGAGCAACGCACAGAAGATTGGTTCGCAGCCAGGCTAGGTAAGGTCACCGCGTCTCGCGTGGCCGACGTACTAGCCAGGACCAAAACCGGCTACAGCGCCAGCCGCGCTAATTACCTGACCCAGCTTGTATTAGAACGAGTAACTGGCACCAAGTCCGAAGGGTTTACCAGCGCCGCAATGCAATGGGGTATCGATCAGGAACCCTTCGCACGGGCGGCTTACGAAGCCTCTAAGGGCGTTTTAGTGGATGAAGTGGGTTTCATACCGCACCCAATGATTGAAGCCTCTGGCGCCTCGCCTGACGGCTTGGTGGGCGCTGACGGCATGGTCGAGATTAAATGCCCTGACAGCAAGACCGCGCTGGAATGCTGGCTGTCAGCCGATCCAGTGGAATCCAAGTATTTCACGCAAATGCAGTGGCAAATGGCCTGCGCTGGGCGGTTTTGGTGCGACTACGTTGTATTCGACCCACGGATGCCAGCCAAAGCCCAGCTTTTTGTCTACCGCGTTGAACGCGACGATCAGTGGATTAAGGAAACCGAAATTGAAGTCAAAAAGTTTTTGGCTGAAGTCGATGCCAAAGTTGCAGCACTACGCAAAATCATAGGAGAGTGAAATGTCGAAAGTCATCAAAGAAATTAGCTGCATCGTCGGTCAGTACACCAACGCACAGGGCCAGCAGAAAAACCGCTACCAGCGGATCGGCTCGGTCATTGCCACGCGCAACGGCGAAATGCTCAAACTTGATGTCATACCGCTGAAAGAAGGTGGCTGGGACGGCTGGGCATATATGAACGACCCGAAACCTAAAGAAGGTCTAACCGTGCCACAGCGTCAGCCGGTGGATTTTGACGATGACATTCCGGATTTCAACTAATGAACGCCGCCAACTTCGACAAGTCGGACCGGCTCCAGCGGGTGTACAAACTGCTCAAAAAGGGCGGCGAGTACACCACACTGGATATTATTCAACGCGCAGGAGTCTGCGCAGTCAACAGCATCGTCAGCGAACTACGGCAAGCAGGGTATCAAATCACCTGCCAGCGCCGTGCTGATAAGTGGTTTTACCGCTTAATCAGCTAACTCAAAGTGCGGCCCGTCGATGAATACGCGACGGCCTTGTGAACGGCGCAGGGCGATGTAGGAATCCTGCGCCGCTTGCATGGTGCCTGACCATTTTGTGATGTCCATCACCGACCAAGCCCCACCCCACCGGATCGGCACGCCGACCTCAATGGCTGCGATTTTTACCGCGTCAGCAATGTCATCGTACAAGTTCAGCTCCCAGCTTGGCCGAGTGCCGATGTACGCCATCAAGTCCACAGCCCGACCATCCATGTGCTTACTTTGCATGGTTTGGCTGGCACCCTTAGCAACCAGTTCCTTTTGCCGCGCCTGGGTGCGAACGCCCTCGATGACCGCAAAATCAATCTTGCTGATCTTGATCGCATGGTAAACAACTTCGACTAATTGCTGATTAACCCCCGTCAGCATCTTAATGCTGCGGGCCGATAGCTTAAAACTCATCGACGGCTAACCTGCGCAATTGTGGGTGCTATTTTTTCTACCGACCGGCCAATAACGTAACCGCCCAAACCGATCTCAACGATTGACCACAATTTGAGATACTCGGCTTCCGATAAATTTGGCGCAGCCCATCCAAACCACCGCGCCACAATCAAACCAACAAAAATTAACATGGTCAGCGGTCGCCAATTAGCCGCAAGCCAGTGCGTTGATGCGGCTTCAGTCTGAATGATTTTTGACGCAGCTTGTTCAATTTCAGCCTGCGCCTCTAACAATTGGCGCATCATCTCGGCTTCGGCTTTTGCCTTTTCTGCTGGGTCGGGAAAAAGATTGCCAATGACCTTTTGAAACACAGGAAGCAATGCAGGAATTAAACTTTGCAACATAATGATTCCTTAGTGTTTACCAAAAAACGACATGACATACCCTGCCGCAGCGGATGCTGCCGACACAATAGACATGCCGACCCAAAACCCACCGCGCCCTTGATTGGCTAAAGCAACCAAGTGTTCGAGCTGGTTTTCCATCTTGTCCATTTTTTTGTCCACTTGGTCAAACCGGCGCTCGTAGTCTTGGACCTTTTGCCAAAGCACGCCGTATTTCACCGGATCAATTTGCTCATTCATTTCTGATGCCTGCCCCAGGTTTCAATGCTCGTTGCGTTTCCTTCGCCTGCGCACGACGCGCTCTGGCTTCCATAATTGCCGACCCAACCTGCGCACCAGGCACAGCAAGGTTAAGACTTGTTTCGGCGGCTTTGCCAACAGCAGCTTTGGCACGTTCAGCCATCGCCGCAATGAAAGTTCCTGAATGGTTTAAATAAGAACCTGCTGGCTGCGCCTGAGTATATCGCCCAACTGCGCCGATGGTTTTTAACCGGCTTGCAGAATCACCATCAAAAATTATTGGCAATTTGTCATTTCTGTCTAAGTGCATCAATGCTTTGTTGTAACCCGCTTGCGTAAAATTGCCTTTGGTGTCAATTGCCCTTTCGCGCAAATAATTGATGGTGCCAGCGGCCAAATGTTGCCTTGACGTATCGTCAAGATGCGTCATCATGGTTTTCATGTTTTTATTTACGCCATCAATAACAAAAGTATTAATAAACTTTTCGGCTGGCACTTTGTCATCAATTGCAGCGCGATACGCCGGGTCTTTTTCAAGCATTTGGAATCGATCTCTTGCAGATTTACGGGCTGCATCCGCTAATGGCTTCAATTGTTTTGCGCCTTCTTGTAGCGGCAAATTTTCCAATTCCTTCACCATGATGCCAGCAGCGGTGCGCACATTTCCATCTTGCGCGGTTCTAGCGACATTTCCCAAGTTACGACGCAAAGATAAAAAATCTTCAAACGTCATATTGTTTTCTTCCGCTAGGCGCGTCAATTCCTTAAATTGCGATGGCGGCGCATCGTTGGATAGCAATTGCTTTTTTAGGCTTGCTTGCACATTTTTTAATAGCGCAGGCGCATCAACTGGAAATTGACCACCAGCAGCGTCGCGCAAGGCTTGGTATTTTGCGTCAATTGCTGTTGTTAAATCTGTATCGAGTTTTTTGTACGCGTCAATGACCGCTTGACCGTGATCCATTGTTCTAGCGCCATAAACATCTGGCGATGCTATGTCTTTAGTGTCATCAATGGCTTGAATTAACTTTTGATTTTGATCGCCTAGACGGTATGCAATATCGGTATCTTTACCTCGCCGATTAAATTCATTTGATAACTTGACCGGATCGGCAGTTGCTTGGCCTTCAGTCAAGGAAATGCCAAGCGAATCGGCTTCAATCTGTCGCTGAAGCGCCGCAAAGTTAAGTTTGTTTGCTGGTGTTGCGGAAATCTCCGCTTTTAACGCTGGGCTGGCAACTTCCAATGCTTGCCGAATGGTGGTCGGATCGGCAGATGCAGCAGCGCCCACACTTACGCGACCAGCAGCGGGTGCCGCCGCCGGTGCAGCAGCAGGGGCGGCAGCCGGTGCGCCCTCAGCAGCGGCAGCAAAAGTAGGCTCAACCCGTGGCCGTGGCTCTGGCTTTGGTGCCATACCAGGCGCTTTAGCACCCCGCTGTAAGATGGGATAGCCCATTAAACCTTCGAGTTTTGCAGCCTCAAAAGCACCGCCAATTTCACCGAGTATTTCTTTAGACTGACCCGACTGCGGTTCAAAAAATGTTCGCTTGCCACCAGTAGCTTGTTGAACTGCCATGCCAATAGGCGCAGTTAAAACAGCAGTTGGCACCTCAATAAGTGGCGCAAGGTACTTTTCAACAAACCCACGCTCGGCTTGTTCTTTTCTTGTCTGCGCTTGTGCCTGTTGCCTGCGCTGTTCTTCAGCTTGCATGGCTTCAGGCGTAGGCACAGATAAATCACCACGCAAGATTTGATCGGCTTTTGTGGCAACGGCAGGCTTTTTGCGTTCCGCAGGCGCAGCAGCCGATTCGACCACAGGCGCAGGTTGCGATACTGGCTGAACTCCATAGCTTGCAAGTTCTCTTTTAGCTTCGGCAAGGCTTGACGAAATACGTTTGTGCGTGTCTGTGCCTGGCTTGGTGTCGGCCAAACTGCCCTCAAGTTGGAAAACAACTTGCTCTAAATCTTTGATGCCTTCCTGTTTTGCATCCGTCTTTGGTCGTTTAACAGTTCCTTCTTTTGTTGGCGTTGCGCCTTCGCTTTCCAATAGATAGTCAGCAAAAGTCTGCGTCTTACCTTTAGGCTCCGCTGGCTTCGGCTGTTTAGCTGGCTTTTCCTCGGCGGTTAACAAGTAATCGGCAAATGTCCCCATTACGGTATGACTCCCATTTGTTTAGCTTGCTTTGCCTTAAAAATTAGCTTTTCGCGTTCTCTCGGCGTTAATGCTTTTAGCATTTTTTCATTTTCAGACGGTTCCACATCAAGGAACAATCGCGGATCAGCAATTGCATCAAATTGAAGTTTGCGGTTGAAATAGGCTTGCGGATCGTTTTGCGCTGCTGCCATGTATCGCGCCCTTGCCAAGTTCATTTCTTCAATGCTGATTAATTGATTTGCAACGCGGTTAATACCTTCTTTGGTCATCTTATTATTAGGATTGGCAAACTTAGCAATTTCTCGCGCAGCATCAGTAGTGCCACCACCCAACGCTAACAAATTAGTGTTTTTCATTAATTCGTCAGTTGTTGCTGTTTCGCTTTCAAAAGCAGGAATGCCAAACATTTGAAGAAGGCTTGCAGCCGCTTGCCGACGTTCAGCAGTTGGTCCTGTAAACGCATCCGGTGCAAGTTTTTTGATGTTTTGGAATATGGCAATCCTTGATGGCGCATCGGCAGCTTTTGCTATTGTTTGCGGCATATCCTGCGCAATAACGTTGCCTCTTGTTTCCAGTAATTTAGCTTGCTCTGGTGCTACGTTAGTTGTCAATCTTTTTGGCTGGCCAGCAGTGCCAAGCAAAATTTTCTGCCCAGTTTGCGGATCTGTTACTTCGGTGGTCGGTGGTATCTCCATCGGAATACCAGCGCCGCTTATTTGACCTGGCGGCTGCACAGCTAAAGCGCCGCCTGTGGTAACCGGCAATGCGCGTGCGCCTGTACTCAACAATTGCATTCCCGGGAATAGCGTCGATAGTTGGCTTTCTGCGCTAACTGTTTTGACTAATTGATTTGCAAGTAAAGCGCGATATTGATCGCTAGTTTGATTTTTAGGAATTGCCATCATTCCTTCGGTCATAACCTTGTCAATCATTGCCTTGTCAGACGTTGCATTTTCAATGCTTGCCCTTAATTTTTTCTCAATATCCTCATAAGTAATTTCTGGTTGTTTTAGCAAATCAGATGCTTCTGTACGCACATTTTTTAGATATTTTTGGTACAACGCAAATTTAGCTTCTTCGGCTCCAGCCTCAGCAGTTGTGGCAGCGCTTTTTGCGGACGAAATTCGAGGCGCAGTTGTTTCCTGAGCAACTTCGGCTTCGGCTTTTGCTTTTGCCAATTCTTGCGGCATTAACTGTTGCAAACGAAGTAATTCTGTTGACGCACGCTCAAGTTCTAGCGGTCTAAGTTCTTTGGCAAATTTGTATTCTTGCGCACCTCGCGCAAAGTTAATCATTTCGCCCAAGCTCATGCTTGGAACCGGCTTGACTTGAGTGCCAACTGGCGTAAGCGATAGATCAGCCATTTTTTATGCCTTTAATAAAGAATACATAAGGGCTGTATTGCCGATATTACTTAGCCCACCAGCATAAGCATTGGCAGCGCCGATCTGACCAGCGCCCAGTGCGGTGGCACCACCAATAGCCGCTTGGCCTATATTGCCCGCCACGTTTTGCGCCAAATTACTTACTTGACCTTGTGCGGTTTGGCCAATCCCAGCAATACCCGCTAAAGTGTTATAAATGTTTTGCCGCTGCGAAATAACTTGCGGCATAGCTTGGGTTAACGTGTAATCTAAAGCAAATTTTTGCGCAGCCCGATCCACATTCGAACCACCGCCGCCAACGTTAAACATTTGCCGCGCAGCGCCCGTGCCTTGTTCAATCGCAGTTTGGAATCCTGGCAATCCTAAAATTTCTTCGCGAGTAACTGGCTTAGTCAGTCCTGGCAGCAACTCACCGATGCGCGTTAATGCCCCATAGCCGGCTTCGCGGTACGGCTTTTGTTGCAGGTTTTGGATGTCGAACATCTGTTTCTGGATGTCCGCGGCATAGCTAGTTGCTCCAGCTTGCCTTTCGCCAGCACGCTCGGCAGCTCTAGCTTGCATTCCTGATCCAATAAGACCAGCGCCAGCCCCTAGCAATAAAGCGGTTCCTGTTCCGATTGCCATTATGTCAACTCCTTGATGAACGTCCGTTCAAGCGGTCTAAAGCCAGCTCGACCATAAACTTTTTCCATCGCTGCTGCGCGTTCATCCTCTAATGCAATCATAAACAGCGCCCTTGCGTTTTTTAACCTTGCCCAATTTTCAATGTGTTTAAACATCGCTTGACCGATCCCACTACCTCGCGCTTCTGGTGTCAGCCACCACCACAATTCCTGCGCCACATAATAATTCGGGCTGAAATACAGCGGATATAACAGACACGATGTCACGCCGACAATCTTGCCACCTAACTCGCCAACCAGTAACAAAATGTTGGCATTTTCTAATGAAGCGGTCAAAAAAGCACGAATGCCCATAACATCATAATCAGCCACACCTTTCATCGGCGATGCGTTGTGAAAGTCTGATAACAGTTCCACATAAACATCTAAGTCGGCGACGGTGGCTGGCCGTACATTCAAAACGTACCCCCGCCGATCCCCTGTAACGCCGTCAACAAAGTAAACGTACCCGCTGCCGGTGTGACATTACCAATAATTGTGTTGTTAATTTCACCGCCGTTAATAATTTGATACTCCACCGTGCTGCTGACAACGTTCGGGTTTTGCAGCCAGATAATCCACTCCCGCGACGGTCTGCCCGTGGTTGGCTCGATAAACGGGCTGGTCGGGAACCGGATGTTGGTCAGCGCAACCATTAGTTATCGCCTGCCGATGCTTTCAGATTTGCCGACACAATCACAGCCTTGACCGGATCGGTAATCGCCACTTCGAAAATACGATCCCGCGCCCAGCCCAGCCGCCGCCAGATCGCTCGGTTGACGTAATTGCCCTGCTGCCCCATGCTGACCCAATGCTCATTTGACCAAGTAGAACCGCCATCATTCGACCAACGTAACATCGCCTGCGGATTGTCGCCCTGCCCTGTGGTCAGCCCAACGCCAGGCTGGAATTGAATCTGGAATTCCTCAAAATATTGTCTTTGCAAGTCTGTGGTCAGGTGCGGCGCACGGCGCAACCGACGGATCGGGTTGCCAGCATCGGTGTATTCGTCAAAATCTAGGCTGTAAATCTTGCCGTTTTCGTAATCGCCTACTAAGTTCTTATTGGCAAATGCGATGCAATTCTGCCCTCTGTGGCGCTTATAGACCGCGTTGGGCGCATCCCACCACAGCCATTTAAACCACTGCTGGGTAGCCAAGTCATAAGCCCATGTCAGGTCGATAGATGGGAAATTAATCACATAGATTTCGTGGCCTTCAATCTGGAACGACCAAGCCCTAGCATCCGACACATCAACCCCAACCAGACTATTTTCGACCGCGTGGGTCGAAAGCCTCTGAAATTCGTAGCCTTTCATCTGGCCGATGGTCGCGGTTCCCAGCGTATCCCGCGCCAGAAACATGAAGGTTTCGGCAAAGCGAACAATTGAGAACGGCGCACCGCAACCGTTCTGGCTGCTCGTTCCTGACACCCGCTGAAACGGGAAAGTGATGATGTTAGGTATCTGGCTGCCGACATCAATCCAAACCTCGGTGGTTACTTCGCCCAGCAGATAAACCTGCCGGTGGTCGATAATCAGCGCCACCAGCTTGTCAGGCGACCCGTCCTTAGCCCCATACAGCCCCGTGGTGGACAAGGGCGATCCCAAGTCAGTCACCGCCCAATTCTGCGTTCCTGGCTCGTTGTAGGCGACATAGTTGTCCACCGTATCGACGGTATTTGCACCCTGCCAATCGCCGTCAGTTGATGGCAAGGTCACAAACGTATTGGTGGCCACAACGTAGTAATACCGATTGATCCCATCGACCAGATAAGCGGTCAGCCCTTGCGTGGTCATTACGTTGTCCGTAATAGACACCGGCCCCGAGCTGGTGGTCAGGGTGCCGACCTGAATATAAGTTAGGTCAGTGGCTATGCGATAAACCCGACTACCGCAGACCGCGATGGCATATTGCAGGCCAGATAGCGCCCTCATCCCGCGAATCTCAGCAGGGATCGGGAACTGGATTTCAGTGACTAAGCCTGGCGTTGGATACAGCGCGACAATACCGCGCTCACCCGGCTGTTTAGTCGGGTCGATTTCAGGGTAAAAATTAATGCACTCCTGATCGTTCTGATAGATCGACCGAGTGGTGTACGACGCGCCGACAAAGCCAAAATCTGCCATTTATTGCCCTTTTGTCAATTGAATCCGCCGTCGAGGATAAAGGCCGCATCCTTCGGTCTGCCGGTCATCAATACGTCAGGGTACTTGCTGACCTGTGGCGGCTTCATATTTGTGCGCTTAACCGTAGCCTTAGCCTGTGCTGCGTAGGCCGTGATCTGGCTTACCTGAATCTGATTGATCTTGCCAAACATCGGCATCAACCGTTCAGCCAAACACCACCGCAGGCACATGTTATAACCCTGCGGAAATTGAATCGACCCGTACAAGTCGCCAAACTCGCGGAAAATGGTCTGAGTGAATAAGTGCATCTCGCCCTGAGCTGGGTTTGGCCACAGGTAAATGGTTCCCAGCAATTCCGACGGCTGGTAATACAGCGACTTTGGCCACGGGCCGTTCAGCGTTTTCAAACCGATGGATTCGTATTCTTCCAGGCTCAAAATGGCGATTGGATAATCCAGACCGCCGCCATAGATCGGCACGCCGTTGCTGGTCGTATTGACCCGCACAAAGGCCGATTCAATGGTCAGTGGGCGCTCATAGTAAGAATCGATAATTTGCAGCACAACAGGCGTTGTATGTCCACGGCTGACCGTGTAAGTGCCGCCCTCATTGACGTTACCACCCGCACCCGTACCAAACCCGACGATGGTAGTGCCAGGCAGCACGCCCGGCCCTGTCAAGGTCATGCCCATCGTGATTGCGCCCTTTAGAACGCCGTCAGTAGGTACAGTTAAGGTCGTGCCGCTGATCGATCCGGTAAACTGCGCAGACACGTTACCCGACGGGCCGATGGTGTATTGCACCTGATTTTGGACGCACGGAAACACAATTTCGGTGCGGTAAAACACCATCATGTTTTCGTTTGACCACTGCGCGATCATGTCGTTCAGCATATCCAGCCCGTCCTGGGCTTCGTCAGCGGTCGGGATTTCGCCAGCAGCCAACGCGCCGATGTCCTTCATAGCGCGGGTAATGATGTCGTAAGGGGTGGTCATAGTTATCCTTTACAAACCGCAGATTAAGCCTACAACGCCGCCGATCACAGTTACCACCGCGTCCCATACGTCTGGCGTGTGTCGGTCACGGTGAAACCAATCGTACACTTCCTTGCCAACAGCCGCGACAACTACCGCAGCCATACCAACAGCAGGGTGAATAAAGTGCGCCACGGCATAGATAAGTACGCCAGCAATAAAGTGCAGCGCTTTGTCGTGGGGCAATTTCAGCAATACGTTAATTAAAGAAATTAATTTCATTTACGAAAATTTAATTGTCATACAAAACTATATTCATAAGTTCAGACGCGCGCGACATTGAAAATCGGATTGTGTCTGCGTCCGGAGCGCTAACAGTCAAATCTCCAACAAGATAACTACTACCAGCAATGTTTGTTACGCTGACATCAGCAAGTGCAATCGTGCAAGCATTAAAATCATCTTTAGCTGGGCCTCGAAGCACAAGATGTCCAGTGTAAAAAGCCACAATTGTTGCAGCCGTATTTCTGACGTACAGATTAAACAATTTTGAATTAATAAGAACGTAATCAGTTGTATTTACAAATGAATCATGGTCAATTTGACGAGACGTAGTTGATGTTGGTTTGGTTGCAGCAGGTTCAGCAATCAAATCTAAATTAATCGGATTGTCGGTGTTATTACCCTCAAAAAAAGCACCACCAACCAAATTGGTTTTTGTGGCTTGTGGATTGCTTAATGGATAACTAAGACTAGAACTATTAACGTCACTATATATGTCATGTTGACGTTTATTAATAGGGTCAGAAGTTCCAATTCTTGAATTTACAAATTGTTTATTAAAGGGCTGTATGCGTAACGAACTATTGTTATCAAAATTAATGTGGCTATTTTCTAAAATAGCGTACAAATTTTTATAACTTCCCTCAGTTATTTGAGAAATAGTACAATTTCTGTAAATTATTGGGTAAGCATTAACTGACGGTTCATACGAACCAAAAATGCTATTGCCAATATAGTTTTCAAATACCAATGCGTTTTTAAACCCAGTTCTTAAAACCGCTTGACTACTTGCCGAACATTTCATATCTCGCACAACAATATTTTCAAAAGTAGTGTTTGACCAAACCGCAGTTGGCGAATCGTATGCTTGAGCAATTCTGACCCCCGATGAAAGGCCAGACGCAAAACCTGACAAAATGACGTTTTGAATCAATATGTTGTTATTTGCAACATTGTTGCCTTCTTTTCCTACGTAACATAGCGCTGATCTGCTAGCAACAGAAACATCAAAATGTACTTTTACATTCTTCATCAAGCCGGTTCGACCAGCCTGAATATCAATAGACGAGCCGCCAGTCGTTCCTATGTCGTATACACTAAGTTGAGCAATATTTGCCGCTGTCGCTTGAACAGCGTCGGTGCCATCTTCCTTTAAAAAAATATTAAAATCAGTAATGTTTCCGTACCCTGCAAATGCAAGATTTGCCGCGTATGAATCAGTATTCCAAATATTAGCTTTGACTGATTGACAGCCATACGCAATCATTGACCGATGCGAGTTAATAAATCTTGCGTTGTCTACAACAACATTGTCGCCAGACAACTGCAAAGATATGCCGTATCCAGCCTGACTTAAATTAGAACCGTTTTGCATTTTGGCATTGGCGACATAAATGCCAGATGAACGCTGAGCGCTATTAAACCCGTTTGCTAAATACTCAGCATCGCCGCCGCTTAAATACACACGAATACAATCCGCCACGTTTTCGCAATCAATCGACGATACATAGACATTTTTGCTACCGGTTGTTCCGTTGTCAGTTATAAGTAACGCATCAATACCATCTACAAAACGGCTTGTAACATTTGATGGCGCATAACAATTAATTGCATCAATGTTTACATTTTCACTACCAACAATAACAAACAAACCTGCGTTTGTATTGTTTGCCACAAAATCGTATTCGACAATAAATGTCGCCCTAGATGCGTCTATCTTAAAATTGGTTTTACTGATAATTGGAATATAAGCATTTGGCGCACCACTAAAAGCGCCCGTGTAAGGTGGAGCACTTGCTAAACGAAATGTGCCTTCAAATATCAAACCATTTGTTGCATTTTGTACTGCGGCATAAATTGCAGCCGTATCGTCCGCAACACCATCTCCTACAGCCCCAAAATCTTTAACGTTAACTATTTGCTGTAATTTGGCTTGAACTGTTTGAGAAAGTTCTGCAACGCCTGTTCCCGAACCAACACCAGTTGCAATAAAATGCAACCCTGGGGTATTAGATGTAGCGCCAATTAACGTAAAATTTGTGGTTCCAACCGAAACAATTCGGTATGTTTTTCCAATAACAAAATTACCTGCTGTTACAGAATAGCCCTGCTCATACATAATGGAATCGGCGTCATTGGCTGCTGGTGGCTGCGCCGAAGATGGAATATTGTCAAGAGTAACAATTAATAATTCGGTTGATGTTTTTACAATAAATTTGTATCCAATTCCTGTGGTTAGCCAAATTTCTCCGCCAGCAGGAACACGGCCAGCAGCGTCTAAAATAATTGGGTTTGTATGTGCGATTGTTCCTGAACTAGTTGTATAAGTTGCTAACGGCGTTGTTGTTCCCGCATAATAAGAGTAAATTTTTCCACCAGACAAGGGAACGCCATTGTCATCAAAAAACTGTTGGCCAGCGCCAGCAAACAAAGATAATGTAAAAGACATTTTTATTTCCTAAGTTAACTCAAGCGATACACAGTAAATGTATTAAGAGCAGTTCTGCGAATACGAAAATACGCTGAAACGCCGGTTGCAATTGTCAACGTACCTAAAGTGGTGTTGCCGTTAGCGCCAATAGTAATCGTGCCAGAAGCCGTATTAATCACCCACCAATCAAGGGCTACGTTATTAGCTGACCAAGACAATGCGCCTTCTATATCTGTCCCCGTGGGTAGCGTAATGGTATACGTCGTACCTGTTGTGTTCAGAATACCTGTAATCAGTTCAGCGCCGGTCAGAGTAGCCAAAGCCGCTTTTGAAGTCGGTGCGCCCTGATAGGGCATGACAAGGTTACTGTTGAATTGCGTAATACCAGCGTTGTTGATACGCATCCGCTCTGTAGTCGAACTCGCACCATCAGCCGTGGTACTAAATATTAAGCGTCCGGGCATATCGTTTGTGCCGGGAGTGCCGTCTACAGCAGAAAATATAGACGCTGCTTGAATATAGTCAGTGCCATCTGTCCCGCTAAATATCATTTGCCCCAAAATATCACCTGAAGCAACAATTGTTCTTCCGCCCAACGCAGCGCCACGAGACTTACCAAAGAAAAAGTAAGGCGGCGTAGAGTTATTTGTATTTCTTGCAACAGAGATATTTGATGCGGCGTTTGCTGTTTCTACCTGCAAAGTACCGGAACCTGATGCACCACCAACACCATTTGATGCTGTTGTGCCAATTAGTGTTGTTCCCGCAAAGTAGTTCGCCGCCGTACCCGACGCGTAGATGTTCCACTTGTTCGTGCCAGAGGAAACTAGCGAGGTAATGCCGTAATTGTTGGTGCCTTGGGTTTGATCGGCAACGTAAAGGCCGTGCTGATTCGTGATGGTAGAGCCTGCGCCTTTAACAGCGTTATTAGCTTTTAAACCTACTACATTAGTAACGGTGTACGCTGATGCTGCTGTTTGCACTACTCCAAGCACAGCAGCAACCTCGCTGGTTCCACTGGTTGTTCCTGTTGGGAAGAAAACGCCGCCCGATTGATTTGCGCCAGCAAACGATCCCGAACCAGTAATACGCAAAATATTATCTACGTTGCCAGCGCCACCCACCCCCATATATCCATTCACCGTCACGGTGTCGGTCGAGGCATCGCCAAGGGTTGTGTTGCCGGTGTTGTTAATACCAGTCGTCGTTAAAGTCGTGCCGTTAAACGTCAGGTTGGCGCTGTCTACTAAATTACCCCCCGTACCAGCATAAGTAACTCGACCAGAAGTCAGAGAGGAATCTGTGATGTCGTTGGCTGTTAGCGTTGTACCGTTAAAAGTTAGATTGGCAGATTGACCTATGGCGCTAGTGGACGAAGCGTAAAAAACTTGATTCGCCGTAAACGAAGTCAAACCAGTGCCACCAGCGCTAGTCGGAACAACTTTCCAGCCAATAACTTGAACAGCGTTAGCGTTGTCTTTATAAAACAGCTTGCCATCGGTAATATTGATGGCAAGTTCCGATCCCAATGTGCTATTGGTTAAATTTCCCGCAGATGGCGTAGCCGCAGCGGTGCTGCTGCTGTAAATTTGAATCGGTGTAAATCCTGTCTGTGCCATTTAGACCTCTGGCGTAAAAGTTTGCGGCAGCCACGGCGCTACCGCCTTTGGCACTTTCATCGCCGCAATTTGATTTTCAAGATTGGTCTGGATCATCTGCCCAGCTTCAGCAGTCACCCACGCAATGACATCAGCCTCAACCACTTCAGCAAAATCCTTGTTGCCAGGCTCTTTGAAATACCACCAGCCTTCGGATTCAACGTCGCCGATAGAACACAAGTATTTGGCGGCTGTAATTACGCCTTCGTTGGCCTGAATATCTAATATTCTGCAATTCATCAGAATGCCCCTCCACCGATGCCGCCGGTGGTCGTTAAAACGCCGCTGGACGGGTTAAATTTCAGCTTGGTCGATGATACGCTGATCGCCCGATTTCCCGACGTATTGTTGACCCAAGTAACGTAATAATCTGCGTTTGTCGTGGTGTCATCTGTCACCGCCACATTGTTTGCATTTGTTGCAGTTGTCGCCGATCCTGCCGACCCGTCGATGCTTACCCCTGTCAGGCTTTGGCTGGCGCTTGTCCTGTTTAACGCAATCGAAGTCGTGCCAATAAACAGGCTGGAATTGCCCAAAACCCCTGACGGAATCGTGCCTGACAGTTGACCCGCTGGCAAGTTGGTAAGACTTGCGCCCGACCCGCTAAACACGGTCGATGTCAGCGTGCCGGTGCTGGGGTTGTACTGGTATTTTGTGGACGACGAAAAAAGTGTTGTTAAGTTGCCGCTGGTTTGGTTCGCAAATAGCGGGTAGAACGTCGAATTCGTGGTCGTGTCATCAGTGACCGTCGCGTAAGCCACTGGCGTGACCCAAGTCGGGGCCGACGCACCGTTGGATTGCAACACCTGACCAGCCGTACCAGTTACACCAGACACGGCCAACGTGCTGCTGAAATCAATGGTGGTGAATTTGCCCGATGCCGCCGTCGTGGCGCCAATCGACATATTGTTGATCGTGCCGGCAATAGTCGGGGCGATTTCAACCGATCCAGCGCCCGCTGGTTTGATATGAACGTGACCAGTTCCGGTCGGGCTTATGTCAATTTGAGCATTTGCGCCGTTCATGTTAGTTGACACGTTCAGCGTCACATTGTCGCCGCCGCCGCCGCCCCATTGCAATTGGGCCGTGCCGCCAGCGTTTCGCAAAGCGCCGCCCGCACTTGTGGCCGCATCAAAAAACGGGCCGACAAACTTGGTTGTGGCCGTTACGGTTGTACCCCTGACTGTGTTTGCAGTCGTGTTGCCAATCGTGGGGGGCGCTGACAAATCCAACGTGCCGCCCAAAGTCAAATTGCCGGTGCTGGTAACAGTTCCCGATAAACTAATGCCCGATACCGTACCCGTGCCGCTGACCGATGTTACCGTGCCGACCGTAGGCGTTGCCCAGGTTGGGACACCGCTGGCCAGGGTCAGCACTTGGCCATTTGCCCCAGCGGCCAGCATAGCCGTGACTCCAGCGCCCGATTGATACGGAACCGACCCAGCCCCACCACCAGCCAGGTTTGTCGCCGTGGTGGCCGTTGTGGCGCTTCCCGCGGTGGTTGCTGTGGCCGCGTTGCCGCTGATTGATCCGGTGATGGTGTTGGTCACCGTCAGATTCAGCAACGTGCCAAGGCCGGTAATTCCCGTGTAATCGCCGCTGATCCTGGCGGTGTCGATGGTTCCGCTGGTCAGTTGGCTGGCCGCAATGGCGATATTGGCCGCGGCCAGGGCGGTCAATTGCCCTTGGGCGTTGACGGTCGCCGTCAATGTTTGGCTGGCGCTGCCATACGACGCGGCAGCCACGCCGGTGTTCGCGATGCTGAATGTCGTGCCAATCAGCGACAGCCCCGTTCCGGCGGTGTACGTGCCAGCGCCCGAAAACTGCGTCCAGGGCATGGCCGTCACGCCAATAGTGCCGGTCGATGCTGCGGTAGTCACCCAGCCTGTATTTAACAAACTGGTGCCAGCTTCAATAAAAGTAAACGACCCAGGTACTTCCGACCAGTTATTCATGTCAGCGGTGCGCGTCCAGCCGCTTGATGCCGCCGCATAAATACCGTTTTGCGCCTGGTTAGCCTGATTCTTGACCAAGATGCGGTCGCCCGCCGTCAGGGTTGATGGCCAGTCGCCACCAGCTTGTGTTCCAAGCCCCGACAGCGTAATGATGTTGGTCGTGGTGTAAAGGCAGGACGCTTTAATGTCCAACCCTTGCGCTACCGAATCCACATACGCTTTGTTGGCCACATCGGCGTCAGCCGTCGGGGTCGCAGCGACCTGCGCGGTTGTGAAATACGCCGCAGCCGGTACATTCCCACCAATAATCGACGAATCAATGGTCGAATTCGTGATTGTCAGCCCCGACTGAATCGGGCTAATTGGCGCAAAAAACGGTGTACCAGCAGGGCCGACCAGCGTTATCGGCGTAAACGTCGGCTCAGGGCCAAATATGCCCTGTACCGGAACAATATTGATGGTCTGCTGGTTAGCGACCTGATTGGTCATGGCTTACCCCGCCGCCAGCGGTGTTACCAATAACTCACCGTTGGCTGCGCTGCCGATGATCGAAATAAAGAACTCATTTCGCGGCGCAGGCACAACGATTGGATAGTTCATAGACGGCGGAAGCAATACGCCTGGCACCGATGCGCCGGTCGATGGCACTGTTGGAGCGACCGTTGTCGCCGATGTCGTGCCAAGCGATACCGTCACTAGCGCGGAACCAGTGTTAATCAGCGAGACGTAATTGTTTTGAACGTTGGTATTCGGAACGATTTGCAACGCTGTTGATGCGCTGCTCGGTACTGTGATGCGATAAGACGGGCCGTTGGGTCTAAAACTTGGCAGCATGGTTTGCCCTTTCATTGATTTTAATGAGAAAAAGCCACCCCTTTGGAGGGCGGCTTTCTCAGTTCATTATTCCATTCCAGTTAAGGAAGGAACGACAGGTCGAAACCATAAATGAACACATCAGCGGTAGCAGCAGCGCCTTGTGCAGTCGTGCAACGAATGTACAGATTGTCACCGGTAAGTGAGTCAGTATCAGTCGCAGCAGTCACAACCACTTTGTCGCTAGCCGAATTGCCGGTCAGTGCGTAAGCGGTTTTGACTGCAACACCAGTTGCACTTGGGCCGCTGTAAACAGCAAGCTGCGCGGTGGTCAGGTTGATGCTGGCATTGGCCACAATAATTTCCTGAACGCTCCACGATGTTGAATTCAGGATTGGGGCAATGGTGTCAGCTACGGAGTTAAGGTTTACACCCTGAACGCTAGCCAGCAGGCGGTAAGCCTGGTTAGTGGCTAGGTTCGATGGGTGGTTGGTTTGGGTACTTGCTGGTCCTGGATTGCTCATGTCAGTTTCCTTTCAATGTTAATTAGGCTGCGACACGGCAGGCCAGTTCTTGATACAGCGGTGCCCAGCCATACAAGACATCCAGACGGGTCGGGATCGAGTCGTTGTTAATCGTGTACTGACGAACAATACGCATCGACAGACCAAGCTCTTTGTCCGACGCACGGCCAGCGAAATGCACACCGTCAGGCAGTTCAAGATCAGCAGTCGCCAGCGTAAACGCATTGCGGTGCATGATGATGTTCTGCGGCGATACGGTGCCGGTAGCCGAAGTGCCAATCGAGAACGGGGTGACAGTCGCAGTAGCCGAAGTGGTTGGGATCGTAACGTTCTGGAACTGACCGCCAGTGATGATCGCTGGAACAACAGTAACCGAGATTGTTGAAGAACCAGAACCTGTAACGGTGGACTGAACCACGAAGTTACGCGCCTTGTTCGAACCATAGGCCTGACGGTTCTGTGGGTTGACCGCAAACACGTTAGCGATCTGGATCACATCGCCTTGACGCAGGGTCAGGCCGGTCGAGTGGGTCAGGGTGATGGTCGATGACGATGCCCAGCCGGTCGAGATACCGATTGATTGAGTGTTAGCCGTCAGCGTGCCAGCAGTCGTAGTCCACGCGCCAAAAGTCTGTGCGACAACGTTCTGGTCCATCTTCCAGTTCATGCCGCCCGAATCACGACCCATCAGACCTTTCTGGTACTGATCGCTTACAGCCGACTGAGGGTTGAACAGACCTTTTAGGCTGTCAACGATGGTTGCCGAAGTGAATGGTTCGATGATGCAAGAACGACGGCCATCACGCGGTGCGCCTTCTGAGTCCAGATACGCCTGTGCAGTCAGGTAAGTAATCAGGCCGGTCGGTGGCGTGCCAGCAGTGCCAACGATGTTAGCAGTGTTGTTCTTAGCCATTGTCAGGCCGTCAAAGTCGATCTTGTTGGCGATAGCCGCCACAGCAGGCTTCAGAACGCGGTCGCTGAACATATCGAGCGACAATGCCAAATCTTGCGTGGTGAACTGGGTGTCAACGTGGAACTGGGTCGACAAAGTAACAGGAATGCTGGTTTCGTTGAAATCTTCAACGTTCAGCGCAGGGCCAGTCGTACCGATGAAACGGCCAGGACGACGGACGTTCAGGGTGTTACCGATCTTTGCGCCTACGACGGCAAACTGGTCATCGTACTCGCGGTTTACTTCGGACGAAAAAGTTAGTTCGTTTTCCAAGACCATCAACGCCTCGTTGGTGATCTTGCTAATGGTTAGCAAATTGTTGGACATTTCTATTTCCTTTTAGAAAAGGGTGTTAATCAGCGGATTTTCCGGCTTGCGCGGGCGGCTTTCCATTGCTGATAGGTTCCGTGGAAATTGCCATCGGCATCCAAGTTCCCATCAACTGTACTGACCGCGCCTCGCAACGGATTAATCGGCGCTGGCGCTTTTGACTTCCCAACAACAGCTTTCGGTTCCGGCTCTTTTGCCTTTTCGAAGCGTGCCTCGATCTTCCCAATCTCACGAATGGCGGAAACTGCGGACATATCGGCCAACTTCTTTGCATAGTCGGTGTTTTCAGCCAACCAATACAAAATTTTTGGCCCATGCTCTGATTCAATGATCGCATCGCGGACAGGATCGGATACCCGAACCTCACTGCTTTGCACCATGTCATCAAAGTCTGGTAACTCGTTCTTGGCAGCGTTCACTCGGTCAGCCCACGCAGAAAACTTTGCTTCCTGCTCTGCTGCCGCTTTACGCGCCTTTTCCTCGTTATCCCGTTCCAGCAATTTCTTGTCAGCGGTATATTCGGCTAACGCTTTCGCGTACTCAAACATATCGTTGAACATTTCCGGCTGTGGCTCGTCGCCGAGATCATTTTGCGGCTTTTCAGCCGGTGGATTGACCTTCGATTCAAGTTCCCGCAACCGTGTTTCCAAAGCCTCCCGCGCTTCACGTTCCCGCCGCGCTTCATCTCGCGCCGCTTCCCGCTGCTTAGTTATCTCTGAAAACCGCCGTTCTAGCTTAGGATTCGGCTTCTTTTCCTTAGCCTCATCTGTTGCTGTCGCGTCCTTCCCTTCCCCATCTTGTCCACTCTGATCTGCCTCGGCTTCCGGC